CTGCGACATCATTTGTGATGATCTTTCGCTTTCACGCAAATCAACAAAGTCTAGCTTTGGTGAAGGCTGAGATAGCAATCCTAGTTGTTGGTATGTTGGCAGTGGCATATTATTTAACTTTTAGCAAAAGTTCCTCTTTCTTCAATAGGAGCTGCTGGTGCGGATCCTATCTGACTGTACTGATATCCACCTGACGCTAATGCTACAGCAGCATTAAAGTAACCCTGTTTTTCTGCTTGGTTAGCAGCTGATGCATACATAGACATTTGAATCTGTCCCATTCTCTCAGCAGCAGTAGCGCCTTCCATTGAAATTTGAAATTCTTTACCAGCTCTTTTTACATTGGTTTGCTGTACTAATGCAGCAGATCCCTCAAAAGATTTAACCTATCCAAAATTATGTTTGCTTTCTGCTCTTCAGCTAATGCACGTTGCTGACCTTCAAGACTGGCTTGCTGTCCTTGTAACTGTAATTGTCTTGCACGAGCTTGACCAGCTTGAATAGAACTAAATGCTTGTAATGCCGCAGCAACTAATACTAACTGTGCCATGTTAAGTCCCTTGGTGTGTAGCTACTTTGTACTCAATACCAAGCAGCGTCATTTTCAATGGGAGATTTTGAGATACGGTAATCTTTGCATCCTGAGAATATCCCAAGATCCCATGCAATACCTTGATGCCAGTGAAGTCTGGAATGTCAGCATCCAATATGCTGGCAGTATCAAAGCTTCTAATAGGCACTTCGATATTATTAATCTTTATATGCTGCGTATCTTTTAACACAGCATTCACTTCTACAATACGTTTTTTAAATCCAATGCGAGTGCCAGTTGCTAGTCTTAATTCTACTGGCTGAGTTGCTACAGTTACTGTATAAGGCAAACCAACTTCATATGATGATGTTGATGCTCTAGCAAATGTAACAGTACCACCAGCAGGTACTACCTGATCAGGCTGGATAGTTCCATCTAGCTTTACATTAACTGTCTTACCAATTAAATGAGATACAGATACACTTGCAGCTGCACCGCCTTTAACAGCGCAATCTGTGTAGGTATCGTCATCAAAATACTCTACATAATATTGAGTCGCACCGTTAATAGTACGCTTAACAACTGTGTAGATTGTAGTGATATCTACACCAACATCTATAAACTCACCATCGGTAACAAACTCTGATGGAGCGATAACATTCTGTTGACGTAGCAATGAGAAGACAGCCATTGTGCCAGCTGTGCTATTAATGATTAGTAGTAAATCATTCTCGTCTGTAGCTACAGTTCTACGCAATCCCAGTCTAGTTGGGTTTTTTAGCAAGTGACCAGCCAGCAAAGAGATCTTGTTCGTTAAATACGTCAGCTGAGTATCCGAGAAAGCCATCTCATTTAGTGCTTTGCCTTGTCTCTGAATAAACAGAGTGCCAGACTCTAGCTGCTGTACTCGAATACCTTCTTTGCTACCGTTACGACTAATTGTCTTTACGAAAAAGTTAGTAGGTGTAATTGGCTCTAATCCATTTTGAGGAATATAGAACTCACCACCAGTTGTGAATACTTGCAGATCTCGACCTGAGATCATGTCAGTAATTGAGTTATAAGTATTGGTGTCTAGCGTAGCTTCTACCGCATCATCATCCAATCCTTCGGTAGCTTCAAAGTCAAAGAATATACCTACCTTACTACCCCAAATAGTAGATGGTCTAGATTCGCTACCACCAAAATAAAGCCTACCTTCATGAAATGTAACTGTAGCCGGATAACCTTTTGTGCTTGACCATACAGGCTCATAGCCTGACTCGTAGTCCCAACTACCTGATGCAATAGCTGACGAGTTAAAGAATGGGAACTCTGTAATAGCGCTCACCACTGTGCCTGATGTATAAGCAACAATCTTGGCTCTACCTTGTGGACTAGCATTGACGTACTGTCCAACACTGCCAGCCGTAAATACTGATGCACTAGCAGTTAGCGTGATCTTTCCAGCTACGGCTGATGGTGTCAGCGTAGCAGCTGGATTAGTTACGCTAAGAGTAAACGCATACTTAGGTACAGAGTCAAACGTAATTGCTGATGCAGTCCAATCAGCATTGGTGGCTCCACGTACAATCTTAATTGGCGCTATAGATGGATGAACCACAATCAAAGTGTCAGCTGATTGAGTCCAGCAAATTCTAGCCAGCCTTGCTCCAGTTAAACCTACAGCCGATGTGCTGAGATAGCTATTGCCAGTTCCGTTGATGTTCGTAATTAATACCTTGTTTCGGTACACATACATTCTGTTATGTGTGAAAACAAGCATATAACTATCTGAAGTTGAGAACTCAAACGCAACGCATCTCACCCCATTAGCAGCAGACTCTGATCCGCTATTAGGTAATGCGGATAAGTACCTTAAACCTGCTCTACGTCTCAATCCACCCTGTGGCTGGATCACTACGTTAGTAGCTTCAGACAAAGCATTCTGATAGGCAACAAGATCCACACGAGCCAGCAGTAGTGGATCCATCTCTCCTGAAGAGAAGTTTGTCTGAAGTGATACGAAACGTGTCATTAGTATCTAACCGCTATCAATGAGTAGTCTTCAATAGACTGCACAGGATTATTCTGTCCATCAATATTGATTGATGTACGCATATAGCCACCACGACCATTCTCAGCCGGAGAGCCTACAGCTACGCTCTGCCAGTATTGAGCTTTATCTACCTGATCTGTGATTGGTAAAGCAAAGTGCCAAGCCATTACATATTTAAGCAGCTGCACAAAGTACGATGGCATAGCATATTCTGGAGTTGAATACTGATATTCAGCGTAAATAGTTTGCTCATTCGTCAGTACCTTATCACCCATGATTTTGTAGTTTTGGATTGGATAAGCGCCAACATTTCCAGTGTTAAATATCTTACGAGGAGATCCTAAACGATCACCAGTTAAAGCATATTCGTATTTGTACTCATTGGTTGGAACAGTTACCAGCCTAGCTAGTTGTTCTTTTTTAAAACTAAACGACCAAGGATAAGTCATCAAAATTTGATTTTTGATGTCATGGTAAAGTCGATCAGCAATATTAGCCTCATCAGTACCATCATTAAATGACGATATAGGACGAGCGCCAAGCATTATTAGTGCGTCTGAGCAGATTGATAAACTGGTATCGCCAGCAGCCATGTCAGATCCTTAATGTGATAAAGGGCTACCCTTGTAAAACAAGAGCAGCCCCGTGCTTGATTCAGACTAAGTTAGTCAGTATCAGTTGCGCTTACAGTTGTACCGTCAGCAATATCAACAACACCAGCATTAGAGACTGCATTGACATAAGTCAATACTAAGCTAGGAGTAGTGCTGTCGTAAACAAAGATAATATCGCCAACTTTTAACAGCGATGCAATGCTGTTGAAGTAGCCAACGGTATTAACAGTTGCTTGTGTATCAGCTGTTTTGTACGAGTAAATTGATGGTGCATTACCAGCTTTACTCGCTGCGATTGTTGCAAAGCCATCTGCAGAAAATGCCATATTAGCCCCCTATTAAGATTCACGGCAGGTAATTGAAACAATACCTTCCGCATCGATTGTTACAGCGCCAGCGCTGAATACTTCGTTGACTAACCAGCTAGTCTTCTCAGGGATATAGTTGATCTCAGAGCGCATACCGATACCTTCAGCGTAGCCGATTGCATCTTTATGGAATGCAAAGCAAGTACGATCTAAGTTAGAATCGATAGCCAAGCCACCTTCAGAGCGATCACCTAATACGTGGAAAGTGAAACCTAAGTATGTGTTGATCTCGCCTTGTACCAATGCCTTGATGCTATTGAAGTCAGAGGAAGTTACAGCTGTCTCAGACAACAGGTTAGATAAACCGTTTGCGTGAATCAGAATGTTACGACCTTCAGCAGGTACGTTATTCTTATCCATTAAACGCTTTGCCTCACGCAGTTTAGCTAGGTTCATATTGGTGGTAGTACCGCCAATACCGTTAGCAACTGTCAATGAAGTGCCAGAGGAAGCTAATGCATCCAGAATTAACTGGTCTTGTCTACGACCCATTGCAGAAGCTACAACTTGTACGAGTTCTTGACGCTCGTCAAAGTTTACTTTTTGCTGGGAGAAAATGTCTGAATACTCAGCTGCATTCCAGTCTTGCAGTGTGCAAGTTACTGAGCTGAAGCCTACGTTCATTGGGGTTACATCAGTTTGCGTAATGCGAGCAGTTGCTACACCACGACCAACTTTTGGGAATTTTACGGTTGAGCCTTCGACACCTCTGCGTTGACGCACAGCGCCCACAAGCATTGCTTTCGCTTGATATGCTTGTTTGACTTCTGCATCAAACAGGGTGACAAAAGCGTTTGATAAAGATACGCTCATGTTATACTCCTTAGTAGTTTGATAAGATTGTTTTGCGCCACGATATGCTCATTGCTGAGGTCTTAGCTTGCCTTTTACGTTAGCCTAAACGTCTGCATCCGCAGTGGTCAGGGTCAGTCTGATATCAGCCTGATATGCCTTGATGCTGTTTTACACCATTTTTTAAAAAACGCAAAACGAAAAAAAGCCCAGCGCTAGGCTGGGCAAACTCCAAGACAGAGGAGGGAGACTTTAACCGAATGTCTGAGCAAACATCTTTTCCACCTTTTGGCGGTAAGCTACGTCAGTCTTATACTTCGGATCATTAACCATTTGATACAACTCTTCTTTGCTTGGTGCGCCATCGATTGGCACTGAGTTAGTTGGAATCTTAGTGCCTTCATAGGTTTCACGCAACTTAGCCAAAGCTTTAATGCCCTTGGCTGTGCCGCCCATAATCTTGAATTCCTCAAAATCATCAGCGCCCCATATGCCTTTATTGACCAATCCTCTGCCCCAATCAGTCATAGACTTAATCATAGCGTTTGCATTTGGTCCAAGTGCCTTGAGTTCAGCCTCACGATTAAATGCTGCTTGCTGCTGTTGAGCGCCACCCATCTCAACTACCTGCCCTACCAGCTTATCCAAAGCCAGTTGGCTTATGCCGAATTCTTGCGCCCAACCCATTACCGTATTTCTTACAGGATCGTCTTCAGGAATTGAGCCGAATGCGCTAGTATCGTATTTACCATCAGCTGGTGGTTTATGTTTACCTTGGCTGATCTGCTTGCGGAGATCGCCCCAGCTTTTTGCTATTGCCTCCAAGTCTGGCTCGGACTCGTCTTTTTTCCAGAAGTTTTCGGGCCACCAGTCTGGACGTTCTAACGGACTATCATCCTCCTCTGGTGTAGCTGCTCGATGTTCTACTGCTGTGGCTACTGGATTAGCTTGGCTTTGTGTATCGTCAGTTGCGGTTGCACCATCCAATAAGCCAGCATCACTGCTGGGTTGGTTGTTGTCTTCCATTGTTTTCCTTTGGTTTCAGAGATCGTTTAATTCGCATCTCTATATCACGCACCACACTATTTTGTCCTTCCCGATAATAAGCATAGGAAGAGTCGCAGTCTGGTGTGGCAACAGGCTGCTCTAACAAGGTAGACCGTAGCCACCTCATCAACTTTTGTCCGTCCTCGGTAGTCATTACCTTGGCACATAACATATCCAAATCATCAGACATTTGTGTCGCAACACGAATGTCAGTTGGTAGTTCATCAAAATCATCCCATCCAGCCATTAAGCCATACCTCCACCTTGAACAGCTTTACCTACTGCTTGAGCAGCAGCCTCTGGATTAGCAGCTGCAAACTGCTGCGCCATTTGCGCTGCCTTCTGCATCTCCATTGCACGTTCTTCTGGTGAGTAACGCAACTTAGCAGGTACACCAAGCTTCTCAGCGATCATATCCATTGCTTCACTTTTCTTCAAACCAAACTGTGCCTCTTGTCCAAAGCCAGCAATAATCTGTGCGTACTGCATAATGTTTTGAATCTCTTCCATGTTCTGCGACATAGCCAATGGTGAAGTAGGCATCACACGCACTTCTAATCCATTAACTCGCAGTGGCATATCGATCAATCCACGATCATCCATTACCTGCAAAATCTTTTCTACTAATGGAATCATCGTCTCATTAATCAAACGACCAAATGCAGAGCCAAGGTTTTGTGATAACTCTTTCATGCGCTCTACTACCTCAGTAGCAGATCTTGCACTCATGTTATCTGGTGGCAGTGACTCATCAAGCAGTATGCGTTTGATGTTTTGTTGCAAGTCATTGATGACCAACTGCGACACGTTAAAGTCACCAGATCTTGGTAATGCTTTTAATGATTCACCCTGTGGGCCACCGTTACGAGCTACTGGAATAATTGCACCAGCAACGATACGAATTGTGGCAGGATTTATAACACCATCATCAGCAGCAGTGTAAACACCAGAAATAGCAAGTGCAGCATTCTTTAATAAAAGTTCTTTTGTTTTGTTTAAAGTTTTAATATCAGGTAACGCTGTGATTACCGGCCCCCGACCATAGATCTCACCAGCTACTTTCATGTAACGTGATACAACCCAAGGTGAAACTTTAATTCTACGACTTACAATTTCAGTCTTCGATTCTTTATGAATAACGCAGTAACTATAGTCACCACGCTTTTGATCAAAGATAGTTGCCTCAACTAGCTCTACTTCCTCAGTAGGCTTTTCTTCTACGAGTCTAGCTAACGTGCCAGTAATTTCCGCATCAGACCATTGACGCTGAATTGCTTCAGCCTTGATACGCATACGTCTGTATACGTTATCGACTGCACCATTTGCACCCTCTTCAATTGCAACTAGATACTGTGGTACTGGAATAAAGTTGATAGGATTAACATCATCACCTGACTGCACCATCATTACAGCTGTACCGACTGACAGATCCAGTAAGAACTCACCGATAGCGATATCAAAGTTTGATTGCTTGATTACAGCAAACATCTTGTCTAGATAAATATCTAGCGCCATTTGCGCTTCCATCTTGCGGTCTTCTGGTATATCAGAGCCAGCCTCTAGCTTGCACCACTTACGCTGTGGTGGGAATATGCCAGACTGCATACGGTTAGCAAAGCGCTGCACAGAGTTGATAGCGGTAGAGTCAAACACTCGCACCATCTTTTTCTGTCCACCTACTTTACCTTCCCAGTACCCATCATAGAGATTGCGCTGTGGAAGAGCGAACTCGTATGCGTCTTCATACAATGCACGAAAGTCATCCTTGCGTCTTAATGCTATGTCGTGTCGTTTAAGTATCTCTTCTGGAGATAGCTTTGCTATACCTTTGGTAGCCATATCAATCCTTTTTGTGTTTATTAGCAAAGTTCCTTGCGGCCTCTTTGCTTCCAAATCCCCACGCTTTTAATGCTAATTTCAATCTTGTTGGCTTACCATTCTCATCCACAAGTGGCCCAGCCATACCGCCAAATCTCGCAGCAAAAGATACTCGTCTAGGGTTAGCACCTTCCTTAACTGGAGCTTTTAAATTACTTCCTTCTGTACGTTTAAAATATTTACGTCCAGCTTCAGTTAATCCACCCTTTGGATTCTTATGCTCTTTTTTCATTCGTACCACTCCAAAGCTAAATGTGCAGCGTGAGCAGTTCCATTTACATTGGTTAGCCTAAACAAGTATGTAGTCAATGGTTTTAATACATACTCTAAAGATCCAGCTACACCACCACCTGATTTTTTACCAGCACCGCCAGCAATAATCTGTGCATCAAGTTCGCTACCTAGTGCTGTGACAGTAGGCAAAATGATCATTGCTATCTGGCTGACATTACTTACCGCATAATTTCTATTTCTATTTATTGGAGTAAACGCAGTGCCACCAGTTGCGCTGGCTCCTTCGTAGATATAAAGTTCCGCATCACCTAAACACATAGCATCAATAGTTATGTGTGGGAATACACCAGCAGGAGCAGCTAGAGCAATATCTAAACTAGCGCCAGCAGCTAATGGCGCACTATCTGGATACATCTTATAAGCAAAGAATGCACGACCATCGTGATTGCGCTGATGGTTTACGTCCACCATAATCAATGGCGCATCGGATCCTGCGACTACATAAGTGCCAGCATTATTTTTTTGAGCAAGCGTAACGAACCTAGACTTGGTGGTTAGCGACTCAAGTTCTACTGGAGTTGTAGCCATCAATCATCCTCGTCTTCTAACTCAGCAGCCTTTTTAAAGTCCATCTCATTGGGCTTACTTCTGCCAGATTTCTGAGCAAGCATCTTTGCTACTTTCTTTTGAAAGGCAGTAGGCACTGACTTTTTTTCTTCGTCATGCTTGTTGCCTTCCATCTCAACTTCTAAAGAAAATTTCATATTATTTCTTCTTTGGTTTCATTGCGGTTTTAGCTGCTTTCTTAAATGCAGCATCAGTAGGAGCGCCCTCAGATCCAGCTTTACGCATCTTTTCGCCAGATCCCTTTTCTATGCGCTCTCTCTTTTTATGAATATTGGCATAAAGTCCAGATTTCATTTGCTACCTTTCTGCTTGATACCAGCTTCTGACATAGCAATAGCAATAGCTTGATCCTTGGATGTGACCTTATCGCCACTCGATGATTTCAGTTTGCCGGATTTATACTCACGCATAACCTTGGCAACTTTCTTTTTCATCTTATCCATATCAGCCGCCTAGCGTATCTTTCAAACCTTCTTCGCCATCAATACGCTCAGTAGACAATAACGCACGAGCGCCACCACGCTGACGAGCCTTCATACCAGATTGCTGCTTCTCCAGCATATCTCGCTTTTCTGCTTCAGTCTGCGCTCTCATTCGTGCTGTTTCTTTTTGTTGCTCTGCCATTGCAGCTGCTGCGCCACCGTCACCACCACCACCGAACATTCCACCCATGATTAAACCCTCGCTAAAATATAAGTATCCGCACCGTCAGGACTATATTTTTTCATTAGCCCTTCGATCTCAAAACCAAGGTACTCTGCCCAGCGTAATGCCCTCGGCTCGTCAGATCTTACCGTAAGTTGGAGCCTGTGCAATGAGAGCGATTGCGCCACGATATCGCTAAATGACTTAGCAACTATGGTTAGCTGCTTTGGATAGCGTCTGGCATCGTCAGATATGATTGACCACATCTCAGCCACACCAGTCCACAGTATGATGCAGCCGAACATTGCCACAGGTTTACCATGAACTAGCGCAGTGACTGCGAGTCCGAGCCTAGCTTGCATCTCTAGCATGGTATCCATAGAGACAGCCTTCGCAAATGGTAGCTGACTATCAGTAATGCTCATGTAATGTAGGTGGCTGGGAACCATTGGTATGTAGCACACACCAGCTTTTCTAGGTAATCGCTCGTTTAGCTCGATTATGTTGATCATTCAAACGGATCAAAGTCTGAATTAGCAATAGTCTGTACAACTATCGTGTTTTGTAGGTGTTGAGGCTTAGTTAAGCGCTTATGTTCACCACCACCCAGCAGCAAGTAGCCAAATGCGTCACCTACGTGGGAATGCTCGTTCTTATTTGGCGCATCTCGGAACCTCTCATGACCTGCACCCACAGCAATACGCTTAAAGTGGTAGCCACCAGACAGCGCTTTACGCAATAACTTGCACCGAGTGTTGACCATCAGCCCAGCTTTACCCTGAATCAGCCTTTGCATAGGCATAGCAGCTGCTTCTCTACGCACCTTGAAGTCATTCGATGGCGCTGGTTGTGCGCGCAAACCCAAGGTACGCAGGTAGTCAAAGCTTGTTACCTCGTAAATCGCATCACGAGCCATACCTGCCGGATCGCCCCACAGCAATACCTGATAATTTGGGTACTTTGCGTTTAACTCTGCCAGCAGTTGCTGACCAAAACGCTCCAAACCCATGTCTTCAGTAACGATTTCATCAAGAATATTCCACCTACCATTAGGCAAACGCTGACCAATGACAGCAGCTGGTGTCAAACCAAAGTCTAGTCCTACCTGTATAGCCTGAGTTGGATCCACATCGACATCACCAGACATCATTGAGTCATCATATTCCTGCCAGACTGGTTTTCCTTCCTGCACATAGACATATTGTCCACCAGCGTAGCAGCGAATCCAGTCTATATTCTTACCCATAAGCATTTGCTGGTAATAGCCAGCAGGTAAGTTCTTAATATTTTCTGCTTTAGGGTTTAGCTTCCACCATTTACCAGCTGCAAATATATGATCATTAGCCTCTGGATTGTCTGGCAACTCAGCTGGATTAACTTCAACTACACCACCTTCCTGCTTGAAGAACTTCCAAGCATACTTACCAGTCATCTTTTCTTTTTCTGCTAACCGATACCAGTAGTGATCATCATCCATGGGATTCGTATCCATCCATATACCGTGCCAACTACTCCCACCGTCACGCTTAGTAGGATACCTGCCAACCCTGTGAGTAAGACCATCAATAACGGCTTTAGGTAGTTCTCTTGCTTCATTGACCCACGCTCCTGTAAGTTCAAGTGACAATAGTTTTCTTACGTCCTTTGGTTGATCAAGCGCCAAAAATATAACTTCGCAATCCACACCAGCTGCACCATCTCTAGCTGGTAGCCTGATGTGATGTGTAATCGGTGGAGTCCAAAGCAGACTACCAAATGTATTCTCAGGGAAAAGATCTAACCACGTTTTAATCGTAGTGGTCTTTAGCATTGGATAGCTGTTTCGTACTATCGCCCAGCGTGAGTAGCGGATATTATCGATAGGACTGGGTTTTTGCTGAATAGCCTTAATAAATATCTTGGCTGCACACGCATATGACTTGCCACTACCCACTGGACCCATCAGCCCCTGCACGAAATTATCCGACTGCATAAACTCCCACACCTTTGGCGAGTCCGAAAAGTCTAAGTTGATACCAATATCTGGTACTGACTTACCGCTGGTTTCCTTAGTCTTCATCTTGTACATCAATCACTGTAGGCGCTTTGATATTGATACCAATAACGCTAGGTTTATCGCCATTGTCGCCACCATCCAATAGACCAGAGGCTTTAGCTAACAGCCTGAGAACTTGTACTTTATCGTGCAGCTCAATCTCGATGTATGAGTTACCGTCACGATCTGTTCTCGAGGTAAGCTTTTTGATCGCATGGAGAGCGTGTTCGGGGATATCTCTACTTGCTTTGACGGTAACATTGCCATTAGAGTCCCATTCCATAATATCTGATAGCTTGGTATTAGCCATTGATAGTAGTGCATATGCGACAGCCTCCCTGTTAGCCTCCAGAGTGCCAGATCTCTCCAGTCTTTTCTGGATGAGACGTACACCACCATAGTTCTTCAATGGTGGTATCTGGTTTGGAAACTTCTCTTTTTCTTTTTTAGTAGCCATAAATAGATAGGTACTCGCTGCGTCTGTGGGTTGTATCCATCTCAACCTTTACTAGTATCGGGATGACTATTCACAGAATCTGCTTTCCCTAAAACTGTCTCCTCTTCCACAGTGCAAGTTCCACAGGTTTAGCACCCAAGGCTTTCAACTCGATACCCAAATAAGTATCAAAGTTAGTAACCCCATAGCCTAACCCTACGTAGACTCGTTCGCTGTAGTGAGGCAAGTAGGTTATACCTTTCAAGGTATACGCTATGCAGATATCCGTCTCCATCATTGCCCCAGCTGGCAGACCAGCATCAGGATCTGGTGTCCGTACTCTTTTCTTGGTAGCCATCATTTATTTCCTTATGCCTTTGTTTGTGGCATGGCTGGCAAAGCCACATCACATCAAGCTTTTTATCGTAATCCTCATGATGAGCATAAGCTTTTTCAGCTCCACATCTAACGCATGGACATCTAACCAAAACACCAACTCTTAATGCTCTTGTTACAGCATTGTGAGCAGCAGCTCGTCTTTTGTCCTGCTGCCTCCAGAAGTGCGATATTTCTGATGCAGCCTTACGTCTAACAGGATCTTTTGCTCGCTCCCTATCATAAGCTCTGTAATACTCTATTTTTGCATTACGACTATTAGTTGAATCTTTTTTATTGCATTCTTTGCATTTATTTAAATGACCATCAGCCATTCTAGAATGCTTATAAAACTCAACTAAAGGCTTACTTACTTCGCACTTAAAACATACTTTTGAATGAATCATGCCACGCTCCTGTGCTGGATAACGTGACCATTATAGACCCATTCTAATTAAAAGGTATATCGTCATCTACATGAGAAGCATTGCCATCAGTCCTACCTTCACTTCTAGGACGAGCATTGCTCTTACTTTCGTACTGACCATCCTTCTCGGATACTGCCAGACTAAAGTATTTTGTACCTGCTTTAGATTCCTTTAACCAAGCAGATAAGCGCATTTCAGTACCAGCAATATTAATAGTGCCAGTGTAATCAGGACTCTTCTCACTTTTCTTTTCTTTCGCTTTGAAAAGTGTGCCACGATTGGTATTGTCATATTCCACTTCTATCTCCCTTCCTAAACAGCCATCAGTATCTCAAATTCTGCAAACAAGCATATGCATTTTAACTATCAGTATTTAGCAATCAATAGTAATTACCAATATTGTTTTTTTCCTTAATTGAAGTAAGATTGGTGAATGGAGCCATAACCCAGCTCTCCCATCGGTAGTGAGTGACCAAGGGAATAAACGTAGCGCATGGTCAGGTCTTTCTTCTGTTATGCCCCTCGGATGAGGATCAGCAACCAGATCGGAGCCAGTTTGATCATCTTAGTTTGGCAGACTAAGTAGCTTAGATAAACAAGAACTCACTCTCTTTTTAGAGATCATCCCTTTTTCTTCGGGTGTGGTTCCGTTAGCCGCATCTTTACTCTGGATCATACTTATCACTGTGATATCTTTTATATAAAAGATATTCTTTAGCGTAGCCATCCAAAGATCTCAAGAATCTTTCAAACATCATCCCACCAAAAAAAATACACAAGTTGTAAATAATTAGACTAGTCATGATTTCCTAGGAAAAATTGTGTCAGTCCCCCCATCGATAGGTGGTGGGG